TTTGTTGGATTTAGTGATCGTGACTTGATTGAGGGTGTATTCACAGTACCAGGTAAGACTAGAGTTCTTGATAAAGTTGATGCAGGTGCAACAATAATAAATGTTGATTCAACTGTTGGTTTTGGTACTACTGGAACTGTCATCAGTGGATCTAACTCTAAAATTGATTATACTTCAAAATCAATAAATCAATTTTTTGGATGCACTGGTGTAGGAGTTGGTATAGGAACTGCAGATGACCTTAGAGATAATGAGACTATCTTTGGATATGAAAATGGAGATTTAACAAAAAGAGTTGATTTAAGAATTACTGGTGTATTATCTGAGTTAGTTCCAATTACAGATATTAGTTTAATTAATGAAGGTGAAAACTTCTTCGTTAAAAATATTGGTGAAAAAATAGAAAATGATAGTGAAAATTATAAACAAATTTTTTCAAATTCATGGATTTACAATACAAGTTCAAGATTTCAAGTTGATATTCCAGTAGGTAGTTCAACATTTACTTTAAAGACACCGATTGATAAATCATCTCTTAAAGTTGGTGATCGATTCGATATCTTAAAGAGAAACGAACAGGTTATTGCTGGTAGTGGTACTGTTGCGAGTATTAACACAACCTTAAATCAGATAACAGTTTCAAACATTGCTGGATTTACACAAAATGCAAATCAAGAATATGATATTCGTAGAAAAATTGAAAAGGTATCTAGTTCAGGTGTGTCTATAGCAAAGGGTAATGATAATATTATTGCAGACACTTTGAGTGTTTATGTTGATGGAAACACTGATGGTTATGTTGCATCAAATTCTCTACCAAGTTATGATATAACAACTGATATTATTGAAGAGACTCTTACTGGAGGAACTGCTGCTGGATTAGACGCATTTAATCCTTTAAATGATCGATATAGTTTTATTAATTTCCCTCTTTCAAGAAATATAAAATTTATACAAGGTGATGCTGTTACATATCAACCTGAAGGTGGAGGACTGATTGGTTTAGATACTGGAAGAACATACTTTGTAGATCCTGTTATACCTGAACCAGGTCAAGACATTACAAAAATTAGAATATTTAATTCTTTAGCTCAAATCGGATCTGCAAGTACAGTTCAAGTTGGTCCAACTACATCCACAACTGATATTCATAGATTCGTTTTACAGAAACATTCAAGTAGAATATTAGAACCAGATAAAATTATAAGGAAGTTTCCATTATCACAAAATCTTTTTGTAGCATCAAATCAAGACATACCTACAAATGATATTGGAATATTAATCAATGGTGTACAAATTCGCTCACCTATTTCAGATAATCAGATATATTATGGTCCTTTAGAGTCAGTTGATTTATTAAATGGTGGTAATGGATACGATGTTTTAAATCCACCCATTGTTGGAATTGAAACAAGTAGTGGAGTTGGTGCTGCAGTTGAACCAGTAATTCAAGGTACAGTCAAAGAAGTATTTGTTGATCCTCAAGAATTTGATATTGATCAAGTAACAAGTATTTCATTAACAGGTGGTAACGGAAATGGATGTGTATTACAACCAATATTAGGAACTAGAAACAGAGAACTTCTATTTGATAGCAGAGATATTTTCTTTAATGGTGGGGTTGATATAGTAAATGAAACTATTACCTTTAAATCTAATCATAATTTAACTGATGGGCAACTCATATATTATGGATCTAATGGAAATAGTCCAATCGGTATTGGAACTGCATTTGATATTGAAAATAAAATTAGTGGAACATTATCTGATGGTGCTCCATATTATGTAAGATCTATAAATCCATCAACAGTTAGGATATTTAATACTCCAACAGATGCATTGTTTGGAACCACTGGTATAAACACTGTTGGATTATCTACAGATACCGCTGCAAGTGGTATTCATAAATTTACAACAGAAAGTAAAAATACTTTAGTTGCAGTCAAAGTTTTAGAAGAGGGTTCTGGATACACACACCGAAAGTTAAGAGTTAAACCTGCTGGTATATCAACTTCATTGAATGTCATCACGTTTAAAAATCATGGTTTTAATAGTGGAGAAATTGTAGAATATTCTGCAGAAACAACAGTAATACAAGGATTAAGCACTACGTCATCTTATTATATTAAAAAATTAACAGATGATACTTTCCAGTTAGCAGACGCTGGAATTGGTGGAACCTCCAATACAAATTTCAATAGAGGTAAATATGTTGATTTTACTTCAAATGGTGAAGGATTCCAAATATTTAATTTTCCTCAGATTACAGTAAATGTTGATGTTTCTTATGGTTCAACAATTACTGGTAATATTGTAATTACTCCTGTAGTAACTGGTGAATTAATTGGTGGATATCTTTATGAAGAAGGAACAAATTATGGTTCTACCACTTTAGATAAAGAAGTTGTTCCTAAAGTTACTATTGAAAATGGTAGGTATGCAGAATTTAAACCAATTATTGTAAATGGAAGAATTACAGATGTAGCTGTTGTTAATAGAGGAAGAGAATATAATTCAAGTCCTGAAATTAGAATTACGTCAACAGGTGGTGGTGCAGGTGCTGTTGTTCGTCCAGTTATTCAAAATGGACAGGTTATCGATGCTATAGTAACAAACACAGGTATTGGTTATAGTAGCGTATCAACAGAGGTAAGGGGATTTCCAAGAGGTTCCAACGGATCATACGCAGCAAGAGTTAGATCTCTAACATTGAATAATACTCACAGATTTGGGGATTCATTCTTATCTACAAAAGAAGATTCATTAAGATTCAGTATATTAGGTTACTCTCAAGATATTGCTAATAATTTTGAAAATACATTTAATGTCACTTCAAGTGGTGAATTTAGTAACATAACAGGTCACTCACCAATTGTTGGTTGGGCATATGATGGAAATCCAATATATGGTCCTTTTGGATATTCAGATCCAGATAATATTAACTCTACATTAAAAATAATCACACCATCATATGTAACTAATATTAATAGAGTTACAAATCGTCCACCAGGTTATTCTGCAGGATTTTTTGTCGAAGATCATGTATATGATGGAACTGGGGATTTAGACATTCATAACGGAAGATTTGGAAAAACACCAGAATTTCCAAATGGTGTATACGCATACTTCTCTACTGTTGGATTAGGAACAGGTACAAATAAATTAGAGGGTAAATATCCATACTTTATTGGTAATACATATCGTTCACCATTCATAGCAGAAAATCAAATATTAAATCAAGAATTTGATTTTAACAATTCTGGATTAAGAAGAAATACTTTACCATACAATGTGGATGAAAAATTTGCAGGTAATGATTTTGTCATAGAATCTTATGAAAAGATAAGACAAATTTCAAAAATTGAAGCGGTCACTAAGGGTGGTGTTGATGGATTTACAATTTTAAATGGTGGTACAGGATATAAAGTGGGAGACACCACAGATTTTGATGATGAAGGAACAAATGGTTCTGGATTCCGTGCAGAAGTTGATGAGATAGTTGGTATTGGAATTTCTCGTATTGATACAAATATCAATACATTTGAAAATGCTATTTTTACTTGGAATAATTATGACGAAGTAACAGCACAGTTTTTACCATTTATGGAGTTGAATGATCAAACATCCGTATCCATATCTGGGTTAAGTAGCTCTATCGTAAATTTAACTAATTCATTTAAAGTTGGTGTCACAACTAATAGAGTTGGACTTTCAAAAACAATGACAATTGGATCTGGTAATGGTTTAATTCAAGATATACATGTAAACAGATTACCAACTAATGTTGCAATAGGTGGTTCTATTAGAATTGGTTCAGGAAATGTAACAGATGTTGAGGAAGTAAGAGTATTAGATGTATTTGATCAAAGGAAAGTTATTAGAGTATTAAGACATACAGGTGTCGCACATACTGCTGGATCTAATATTGATGCCCTGAATAATAAAATTAGTATACCTGTTAAAACAACAAAATTTGAATCAGAACCAAATCAGTTAATTTACTTTAATGGTCCTCAATCAGTTGGTGTTGGAACTACAAATGGTGGTGCTGTAGATGTAGACACCTTTGTTGGTGATTTGAAAGAAGTAGTATCAATACCAACAAGAACAATTCGTATTCCAAACCATCCATTTAAGACAGGTCAAAAAATTACATTAAATAAAAGAAATGGTGCAAATAGGTTTGATGTAGGTACTACACCATTAGTGACTGAATTTAAAGTACCACATTTAGGACAAAATTCACTCGATGTATATGTTATTAATAGAGGTCAAGATAATATTGGTATTTTAACTACTAGAGTTGGAATTGGAAGCACAAGCGAGGGTTTATATTTTTATAGCAATGGATCTAATTCTGGAATTTCTTCAGGATTATATTTCTTCCAAACAGATAAAAAACAAATAACTGGTGATATTGATAAAATTACAACAACAGTATCAACAAATGTATCTGCAGCAAATACAACTACTCATAATCTAGTTGAAGGTGATACTATCAGAATGAATGTAGTACCTAGTTTAAATGTTGGAAATGGTACTACAACTCCTGTGTCTGTTAATTACAATTCTGAATTTGAAAAGTTAATTATTGATCCAATATTGTTTACTGCCTCTGATATTGAAACTAATCAGATTGATATAGTTGATCATGGATTTGAAACTGGAGATAAAGTATTTTATGATGGTGCTGCAACTGGATTAAGTACAGGAACATACTTTGTTAATAGAGTTAGTAGTAGAAGATTCCAACTTTCAGAGACTATTGAAGATAACAAATCAAATCCAGTAAGAACTGTAAATATAACAGCAAACACTGGTGGAAATCAATCAATTGCATTAATTAATCCAAGAATTGATGTTGTTAAAAATTCAAAATTAAACTTTGGATTAACAAGTAGTACCTTGTTAAATTTTGACTTTAAATTATTTTATGACAGAAATCTCACAAACGAATATTTAAGTTCACAAGATTCAAGTGCATTTAATGTTGGTACTGGTGGTACAGTTGGTATTGCTACTAATAATACCGATCCTATAGGTGCTGCACTTACAGTTCAATACTCAGCATCTTCGCCAGGTACACTATATTATGGTTTAACCAAAGGTGGATTTATAAGCACTGCAGATACTGAGGTATCAAATTATTCAGAAATAAGATTTATTGATAGTAAGTATAATAATGAGTATAAAATATTTAACGTAACTGATGACACCTTTGATTTTTCACCTGTAATACCAGAATTTTTAAGTTATACAAATAGTGATTGTGAAAAATTAGAATACTCTACCAAGTCAACAGCAGTTCACGGTCAGATAAAAGATTTAAAAATAGTTTCACCAGGATTTAACTATAAAAAATTACCTCAATTTAAAAAGATTAATAGTGTAAGTGGAACTGATGCAAATATAATTGCTTCTTCAAGAAATATTGGAAGAATTAAAAAAATAAGAACAGTTGATATAGGTTATGAATATTCTTCAGATAAAACCTTAAGTCCAGAGGCATTTATATCACCTGTTGTTAATATTGATAATCTCGATATTATTGATTCAGTTAATATTGTAAGTGGTGGTGCTGATTATATGAGCACACCTAACTTAATTGTATTCAATCCTATATCAAATACAGTTGTTGATAATCTCTCTTTACAAGCTAGAACACCTAACCAAACCATATCACAAGTTGATGTATTATCACCTGTTACTGGATTAGACTCAGTTGTACATAAGATAATTTCAATTAACAATTCAAATGGTGTTGGAATTAACTCAGTTTTAATTAGTAATTCTGGTATTGTAACTTGTTTCCTTGAAACTCCAATTAATGGATTTGATACTCAACCATTTGCGACTGGAGATGAAATTTATGTTGAAGGTATACAAAGAGTAGGTGAAGCAGGAATTGGTACTTTAAGTGGAGGAATATCCACTACTACCACCGTTGAAGGAACTGGATACAATTCCGATAATTATAATTATGAGTTTTTCAATGTAGTTAACTACACTGCTGGAACTCAATGTATAGTAGAGTTTAGTACAGCAGGTGTTACAACAAATCCTGGAATTGCTAAAACATTCCAGTCTGGATATGCTACATTAATTAATAAGAAAAAGTATCCAGTAATTGAACCAGTTCAATCAAGAGGTGTTTTTGAATTAAAAGAAACATTGATAATTGGCGATGTCATTACTGATTTAAAAGTTATTGAAGTAAGAAATGATTATATAAAAATTGATGGTAAGTATAAAATAAGAACTGGTGACAGAATCAAAGGTGAATTAAGTAACGTATCTGCTGAAATAACAAGTATTGTAGATAATCAAGCAAAATTCACAACTGATTTTTCAAACAGGCAAGAGTATGGATGGTTAGATGATATAGGTAAGTTAAATGAAGATTACCAAGTTATACCTGACAATGATTATTATCAGAACCTATCTTATACAGTTAAGAGTTCAATTGAATGGGAAAAATTTGTTAATCCGATAAATCGTTTAGTTCATCCATCTGGACTCAAGAATTTTTCTGATACTACAATTACATCTAATATTGAAGTTGGATTTGGAACAGTTCGTGAATCAAATCAAAGTGTTGTTTTAGATGTAGGTAACGTACTTGAGCTTAATGATAAACAGAGAGTAGATGCGATTAATAATTTTGACTTTGCAAAGGATTATGACTCAAGAATTAATGGTTCTAAGTTTTTAACACTTCAAAATAGAACTTTAACCGACTTTACAAGATGCAAAACAAATAGAGTTTTACTACACGATGATATAAGTGATGATTTTTCTAGTGAAGGATTTGAAAGCACTAATACTGTTATAGAACCTCTAATTGAAGATTTTGCAAATTACCTAGTACAAATTATTGATCCTGATACTTTTGATATTCAATTCTCAGAAATCGTAACTTTAACTACTGAAAATGATGCATTTATTCTTGAAAAAACAACTGATTTTACAACACTTAAATTAGGTGATTTTAGTACTGAAATTTTAGCAACAGGAACTAAAAATCTTTTATTCACTCCAACAGAAAAATTCTTAAAAGATCATGACATAAAACTTCTTAAAATTGATTTCAATACAGATTTAACAGGTATTGGTACAAACGGAATTGGTAGCGTTGATTTAACTGGTGTAAATGCTGGTGTTGGATCAACAACTGTCGGATTCACAACTTCATCTATTATTGAAGTTCCTTCATACGATTTTAACAGTTTACATGCTTCTGTATTAGTTCAAGATAGTTTGACAAAAGAAATGAACTATAACGAGGTCATTGTTGATTATGATGGAACAGATACAACAATTTCTCAAACTTATGTTGATACATCATCTGGTTTAAGTAATAGTGTTGTTGGTGTTATAACAGCAAGAGTTGAAAATAATTTAGTTAAATTACAAGTTGAAAATGATAGAGTTAATCCTCTTACAGTTAGATCAAATGTTGTTGGCTTGGGTTCAACTGCATCTGGAATTGGAACTTATCGTTTTTCTGTTGCTGGTCAACCTGCAGGTGCTGAAAGAAGTGCAAGATTAGAATCTGGGTATGTTACTGGAACTGCAAGTACAATAACATATGCAACAATAAACAAATTAATTGATAGTACTGTTAAATCTTTAGTCAGAGTTTCTTGTGGGGAAACATCTGCAGTTCATCAAGTTATATCAATTCGTGATGTTGATGATATTTTAACTGTTCAATATCCATTTGTATCTGCAGGATCAACAACAGGTATTGGAACATTTGGTGGTGAAATAAGTGGTGACAACATAAACTTAAGATTTTATCCAGATGCAGAATTTGATTCATTAATTGAGGTACAATCTTACAATCAAATATTATATACAGCAAGTGATTTTGAAAACACACCTCCTGATTTAACTTATGGTACTGTTAATCAAAAAGTTTTCTTAACAACTTATGACGGTGCTGCTGGTCTTAGAGCTAACAAAAAAGATTTTGTATTAAAACATAATGAAGTTCCAATTTATTCTAAAACTTTTAATCCTGTTGGTACAATCAGCACTACAACAAGTGTCGTTAGTATTCCAAGTCATTTCTTTAACACAAATGAAGAATTAACTTATACTCCTGATTCTACATTTATAGGTATTGCTGGAACTGCTATCTCTATTGGTTCAACATCTAATATTGCTGGTGTTGTAACAACATTATTACCAAGCACAGTTTATGCTAAAGTTATTGATGAAAATAGATTTGAATTATATACAAGACCTGAATATGTTTCAACAGGTATTGCGGTAACATTTTCAGGATTTGGTGGAGGTAATTCTCATAAACTTACTATGAGAAAACAACTAACAAAAACAATTATTGGTTTAGATGGTGTTGTACAACAACCAGTTTCATTTACTTCTATTACCCATAATTTAGATTCAAATATAGGTATTGGACTTTCACAGTTTGTATTAAGTGGAATTGGGTCAGTTGCACCAACCGACTTCCTTAAAATTGATGATGAGTATGTGAAAGTTACTGAAGTTGGTTTCTCAAGTGTTTCTGAAGGAGTAATTAATGATTCAACTGATGTAGCATTAGGTATTGCGACTCTACCAGTTGTAAAAGTTGAAAGAGGTCAATTAGGTATTGCAGCAACTTCACACCTTGCAAACGCTACAGCGAGGGTTCATAGAGGTGCATTTAATATAGTTGAAAGTAGTGTGTTCTTTGCAGAACCACCTAAAGGAAATAATAGATCAAGGAGAGATGAAACTAACTTACCATTTGTAAAAGCAGACTTTAGTGGCAGAACATTCTTAAGGAGTAATTATACAACAAATATGTTGTTTGATGATATATCCGATAACTTTACTGGTATTGGTAAAACTTATTCATTAACTGTGGGTGGTGCAAATACTTCTTCAGGTATTGGGGTAGGAAACGGTGTTTTATTCATTAACGGTGTATTCCAAACTCCAAAAACAATTAACAATACTGGAAATAATTATGAATTTATATCAGACACAACAGCTGGTATATCGACTGTGGAGTTCAGTGGTATCACTTCTACAAATGGTGATTTTATCGTATCTGAATTTGATATTAATCAAAACCAAGTTCCAAGAGGTGGATTAATTGTTTCATTAGGTTCAACACCAGGCACAGGATATGCTCCATTACAAGGTGCAAAGGTAAAAGCATTTAAAAATGCTACTGGTGGATTAACAAGTATTGTTGGTATCGGCACATCTTCAGGATTTAATCTTGGAATACAAACTGCAGCATATGATAATCTCACAGGTATTATTACAGTTACTACAAACAGTGTTCATGGATTTGGTTTAGAAAGACCAAATACTGTTAAACTTAAAGGTTTAGAATTTGTATGTCCAAAAACAGTTGTTGGTACACCAACAAATGCAACTTATAATCCAGCAACTGGTGTATTAGTATTAACTATCGCAAATCATGGATTAGCAAATGGTGATGCTGTTGTTCTTGATACGGGTTCTATTTGCTTTACTTGTGACAAAGATAGTAATAATTCTACTCATTGTTATCCTCGTGCAACTGACCCTGCTGCTGGTCAATATCTAACAGTTAGTAACAGAACTACAAATACATTTAGAGTTAATGTTGGTGCATCTGCTGCAAGTGACCAGTATGTTCATACATTTGTTTCCGCTGCTGCAAACTCAGTAAAAACAATTGGTGGTGGTGGATATGTTGGTGTCACAACAACAATCTTCCAAGATCATGAAAGACCATTATTTGTTGTTGGTATAGTTTCTGATAGAACATTTGAAGTTCAGGCAGGTGCAAGCACAATACCTCATACTTATCAAGGTGGTGGTAATGCGTATGAGTTCTTTGAAGATCTTACATTTGGTTCAGGATATCGTGGTGGTTCTGTTGCAATTGGTGTTACAGATCAAGCATATGTTCATAGATTTGTAAGTGCTGGTGTAGGTTCAATAAGACAATCAAACTTTGCTGGTAATGCGTTTACTGCAACAAATGCAGTTTACACATCTCATACAGGAACTCTTGTTCTTACAATTCCAAGTCACGGATTAACAACTAGTGATACAGTTGGTATTGATACTGGTGGTTTAGTATTCAAGTGTTCAAAAGATAATTTCTTCTCAGACCATCCATATCCTCGTTCAGTATCTAAGACAAGTTTCCCTAACTCAGATCCTATCGCTGGTATTCAAACTGCGATTACTGCAACTACAACTAACACGATTACATTAAATGTTGGTCAAGGTGGTGGCGGTGGTACAGGTGCAGTTGTAACAGCAACAGTAGGTGTTGGAGGTACACTTGCATTTAATATTGTTTCTGCTGGTACAAGTTATGTTAATCCTGAAATTATAATTCCTGAACCAAATTATGATAATTTACCAATTATAGGTGTTTCAAGACAGGGTATAGGTGCAACAACTGATTCTGGTTCACTTTTATTAGTTGATGTAAAAGTTAGTGCTGCTAAAACAACTGTTGGTATTGGATCTACTACTTTTGAAATATCAGAGTTCTCTATTGCAAGACCTGGACATTCATTTAAAGTTGGTGATAAGTTTAAACCAGTTGGATTAGTAACTGCATCACATTTATCCGCACCAATACAAGAATTTGAATTAGAGGTTACACAAATTTTCCAAGATAAATTCTCTGCTTGGCAATTTGGTGAAATAGACTTTATTGATAGTATTCAAAATTTACAAGATGGTTCAAGAACAAGATTCCCGTTATTCTTCAACGGTCAATTACTAAGTTTTGAAAAAGATCTTAATAATTCTCGTTCACAATTAATTGATTTAAACTCAGTTCTTCTCATATTCATAAATGGTGTTTTACAAGAACCAAGTTCTGCATATACATTTGAAGGTGGTACTACATTTGAATTTGTTGAAGCACCAAGACCTGAAGCAAAAGTTGATATCTTCTTCTACAAAGGACAAGATGGGGTTGATGTAGATACTGCAGATATCCAACAAACAGTCAAGATTGGTGATGAATTAAGATTATTCAAACATCCTGTTGGATTTACAACTTCACAAGAAGCGGAAAGAACATTAAAAGAATTACTTGGTGCAAAACTTGTTGAGACTGATATTTACACTGGAGCTGGTATTGATGAAAATAATAATAAACCAATCAGATGGACAAAACAAAAAGTTGATATTATCTTAGGTGGTAAGAAAATAGATAAATCAAGAGAAATTCTTGAACCACAAGTCTATCCTACCTCAAAAATAATTGGTGATTACACAACTACATCTGGAACACAAAATACTAACGGTATATTTGTTGACGATGCAGAGGTATTCTTCTATGAAAAAGGTGATCATTTAACCGCTACTAATCCAGATGAGACTGATGGTGACTATAATTTAGAATATAACACTGTTGATGCTCTTGTAACTTCTGGGGAAGTAAATGTTGGTGCATCTGCAACAGCGATTGTATCTGCAGCAGGTACAATAACTTCAATTGATATTACAAATGTAGGAAGTGGATATGATAGTGCTACAGTAAAAATTAGTTCTCCATTAGTTGGAGTTGCAACATTCATACAATCTGATGGAACTGTAGGAGTGGCAACAACTGCGACAGCATCTGCTACAATTACAAATGGTTCAATATCAGCGATAAATGTTACTAATGCAGGATTTGGTTATTCAAACGTAACTCCACCACAAGTTATTATTAACTTACCAACTTTTAAAACTGAAAAAATTACATCAATTAGTAATGTAGAAGGATTTACTGGTATTATTACTGGCATAAGTACAACTACAGTTAGTGGTCAATCAGCACTTAAGTTCTTCTTTAGGGCAGATAAAGCAGCGAACTCATTATTAGTAAACTATCCAGTGTTTATCAAAGATACAACAGTTGGAACTGGTATTACATCTGTTGATACTCATAATTCATCCATTGTGGGAATTGGATCAACTTTCTTAGATAACATCTATAAAGTTCACGCAGTTGCTTCTACTGGTGAAAATGGTGAGATTACTTGTAATATTCAGAATGGACAAATTACTGGTGTGGGAGCTGGACTCACAGGAAACTTTAATAATAGTAATCCTGGTATTGCTACACATCTAGGTCGAATCAGTTGGGGTAGAATATATAATGCATCTAGGAGTAGTAGTCCAATTTCAATCGGAGTGACTGGATTGACAGTCAATTCTGGTTTGGCAACCTTCCCAACAATACAAAGAAAGAACTACACTACATCGTCTCTTAGAGGTCTTAGATCATCAGGTGCGATTAGAGTGTTTGGAATTTGATTACATTACCTCTATAAATAAAAGGAAAAGAAAAGTTTAGATACAATGTCAGCGATTATTACTGATCAATTTAGAATACTAAACGCTAACAATTTTGTTGAATCAGTAGAAAACACAAATAATTCATATTATGTTTTCATTGGATTACCTAATCCAGCTGGTACTTCAACATTAGTTGGGTATGGTAGGTCTTCTAATTGGAACTCTAGTACACCTGCACCAACTGATAGTTTTTCATATCGTTCACATACAGGTGATACGATGATGTTTGGTAAAAAAATAGCATCCTCTAATATTAGAAGAATTATAAGAAGAGTTGATTGGGTTGCAGGAAGTAGATATGAAATTTATAGAGATGATTATAGTGTAGAAAATCCAAGTCCTTTAACAGCAGCAAATAGATTATATGATGCGAACTACTACGTACTTAATTCCGACTTCAAAGTTTACGTTTGTATTGATAATGGATCAACAGGTTCTAACCCACTTGGAAATGTCTCCCAAGATGAACCAACCTTCACTGATTTGGAACCATCAAAAGCAGGAAATAGTGGTGATGGATATCTTTGGAAGTATCTTTTCACTGTTTCACCTAGTGACATTATTAAATTTGACTCAACTGAATTTATTACTGTCCCAAATAGTTGGAACTCTAGTCAGGATTCTCAAATTAGATCAGTCCGTGAAAACGGTGACTCATCTGTAAACCAGAACCAAATCAAACACGTATACATTGAAAATGCAGGAAGTGGTTATGCTAATGGTTTAAGCCAAGAAGTTGATATAATAGGCGATGGTGATGGTGCAAAAGCAAGAGTCGATGTTGTAAATGGTACAATTACAGATGTTACTGTAAGTGCTGGAGGTAAAGGTTATAGTTATGGCATTGTTGATTTAGGAACTTTAAGTAGTGGTGTTAGTACATCTACTGGTAGAGCGAAACTCATACCTATCATTCCACCAGGTTTAGGTCATGGTTCAGATGTTTATACTGAATTAGGAACGGATAGAGTTATTGTTTATGCAAGATTTGATGATTCTACTAAGGATTTTCCAATAGATACAAAGTTTTCACAAGTTGGTGTGGTAAAAAATCCTACAAAAGTAGGAACATCAGTTACATATACTGATAATACTTACTCTTCATTACAAGCAGTTAAGTTTGACACTGTAACTGGAGTACCACAAGTTGGTGAAGAAGTTAAACAAGTATTAACAGTATCTCCAAATACAGGAAAAGTTTCGACAGGTTATATTGCTTCGTATGATTCAGAAACTAAAGTATTAAAATATTTTAGAGATCGTTCTCTTAACTTTAATAGAACAACATACGATCACACCGACTATGCAGGTATTTCAACTGCAGGTCGAATATATGATTTTGAATCTGTTGTTGGTGCAAATAATGTTACAGGAAAGAGTTCATTCTTTTCTGGAGCAATTTCTAGAGATTTTTCTGGTATAACAACAAATCCTACAGGTAATAAATTAATTAACTTAGGAGTGAACTTTATTTCAGGACTTTCTAATTCTGAGATAAATAAAGGGTCAGGTGAAATAGTTTACCTAGATAATAGACCATTAATTGTTAGAAACTCTCGTCAAAAAGAAGACATTAAAATCATACTCGAATTCTAAAAATGCCACAAAAGACTAATTTAAATATATCACCTTATTATGATGATTTCAATAAGGATGATCAATTTTATAAAATCCTGTTTAAACCTGGATATCCAGTACAGGCAAGGGAGTTAACTGGGTTACAGTCACTACTACAAAATCAGGTTGAATCTTTTGGTAAGCATCTGTTTAAAGAAGGTTCAATGGTCATACCTGGTGCTATTGAATATGATAATACATATTTTTCTGCAAAAGTAAATGATACACATCTCGGCATTGATGTTTCTGTTTACTTAAGTAATATAATAGCAGCTAATGATGGTAAAGGATTAAGAGTAAGAGGTCAAACATCAGGAATCGTTGCAACAATAAAGAATTTTATATTACCTCCAGCAGAGGGTGTAGATAAAATAACAATTTTCTTAAAATATCAACAGTCTGGAACTGATGGTGAAAGTTCTTCTTTTCCAGATGGTGAAGTATTAATATTAGAAGAACCATTAACATATGGAAATACTACAATAACAATAGGTGAAACTGTTTTAACATTGGCATCAGAAGAAGCAACTGCAACAGGTACTGCTTTTGGTGTAAATGCAGGTGTATATTTTATTCGAGGAAGTTTTGTTGATGTACCATCATCTTTAATAATTTTAGATCCATATTCAGTTACTCCATCATATAGAGTAGGTCTTGATATATCTGAGGAAATTATAAACTCAAATGATGATGATTCATTATATGATAATGCAAAAGGATTTACAAACTTTGCAGCACCAGGTGCAGATCGTTTTAAAATATCCGTAAAACTATCCAAAAAAGCACTAACTGATTATGAAGATACAAATTTTATAGAATTACTGAGAGTTGATAATGGTGGAATTAAAAAATTACAAGATAAATCAATTTATAGTGAAATAGTAACTTACTTTGCAAGAAGAACATATGACGAATCAGGTGATTATTCTGTTGAACAGTTTCGTGTAAACATTCAGGAATCATTAAATGATGAGATAGATTCGGATGGGTTGTTCACTGATGATAGATTTACTGATGATGGAAATGAACCTGATGAGGATCTAATGTGTGTTAATATATCACCAGGTAGAGCTTATATAAAAGGATTTGACGTAGAAGTATCTGGTACAACTATTTTAGATGTTGAAAAACCAAGAGATACCCAAAATATTCAAGGAATATCAGTTCCTTTTGAAATGGGAAGTTTAATCAGAGTAAACAATGCCCAAGGAGCTCCTGTTGTTAGTATTGGAGGAACAACAGGAAATATTATTCAACTACAAGGAAGAAGAAAAGCAGGTAGTAACGCTGCAGTATTACCACAAGTAGGTGAAGCAAGAGTTTACTTTTATTCTTTGACTGATGATACTTACAAAGATGCAGCATCTAGTTTCGATCTATACCTTTATGATATTCAAACATTTACTGTATTAAAGTGTAGTGCATTTACAGCATCAGGTGTAGTAAAAGGAATGAAAATCAGAGGTCTTTCAAGTGGTGCTGAAGGTTTTGCTGCTAAAGATGGTGGTTCTACAGGATCTAATGAAATAGTAGTATCTCAAACAACAGGAACATTTATTGTTGGAGAACAATTAGTAATTAATGAAAGATTAAGTGGATATGAGAAACCATCTATTCGAGAAATAGTAACATATACAATTGATGATGTTAAATCAGTATTTCAAGATGCGAATGGAATTGATGCTGGTTTATTATCTGATTTCAGTGCTGATACAGTATTATATGACCGTGTATTGCCTGGTTTTTCTTTAACTGATCAAATTAATATTGTAGGAACTGCTGCGACTGCTGCAAATCGCAACTTTGCAGGTAAAGTAGGTATTCAAACAGGATCAATTATATCATTTAATGCTGGAACTGGATCTGTTCCTATTTTTAACGAAGTTATTGGCATATCAGTTGATGGTAAAACATTAACTTTAGGAACAACAGCTAGTGTTGCAGGTATATGTGATGGAGGAACAGTTGCAACAAATAGGACAACTACATCAACATTTAGAATTAAAGTTCCTAAAGTTTTAAATCTTGAAAAATCTGGAATTTACGCTGAATTACCAAAATCAGATGTTTCACTTGTTGATTTTGGAACTTCTGACTTAACTATTTCAAAACAA